CCCAGGCGCGTGTTACTACTATGAAAGGAGGTAGCAACATGAGAGTGTTTGCACCCAGGCGGCTCGTGACCCTAAACTCTTATGGGGTCGACTTGTTTCTCCCAGATTTGGGAGAGTGGCAACAACTGCCTGATTATTTCAAGCAGGTCACTCGCGGTAATCCCGTGAATGATGTGGTCCACGCCAAATTAGTAGACGGAATAGGCTCTTCATACGTCTATCCCGACCTAGTAGTAGCAGGTAAAACGTTCACGCAAACAACGTGGGCGTCTAATGACTACTACATTGGTATATCTCGGTACCATTATAGAATGGTACAGAGAAACGTGGAACTCGCTCCTAGTCCTAATTATAAAGGCAAGAAGCGAAGGAAGCGGTTCGTCCAGAGGTGGTTTCCGGAGGGATTCGCGTATTGTTTTTCATCTAACAATATGGGATCTCGGTATGAAGAAGGAAGTAGATACACGAAAGTTCGTATAGAACTAAGGTATCAATTCAACTTCCTGCCGGATAATCCACGGGCGGACTACTGGGGAGGGTACCCCGCCCACACTCTCCGTTTTAATACGGAGTGGGTGCGGGTTACCGACGTTGCGGGATCTTCTAGTCTCGCATGTCGGCTGAATCTCCCCGAGTATGACGCAACCCCTGCATCAGCTCGGATTAAGGAGATTCTTGAACCCTTCAGGGCATATTGCGAGTCGATAGGTGTCATAGACGCGCGTATCAATCACTACCGATTTGTTAACGAGCGTTGTGCACATCTAGCGGAGCAGGTGATGGCCTCGGACGGAGAAGAGCTCCGTACGTTGGTTCTTGCCTATGGCAGGAAGAAGGCGTACTGGTGTAATGGAACGTCCGCTCCCACGACCGCAATTGACCCAATAGCTTTCCCCGATTCAGACCTACGGCAAGCGTTCTTGTTTACCGAGGACTATCTTATCGGTGAAAAGCTAGACCCATTACTAGTAGGCGTTAAGGGGAATATTTCCCACGGCTGTATCGAATCTATGATTCAGCATGCTCTACTAGAGGCCTGCGACTCTCTCCCTCGGCTTAGTGATAACAGTATTTCCAACGTTATCGAAATCGTTGGATTCATTAAGTCGTTGGTCGTAGACCACAAAATCGAGATTCCGAAGTCCCTCCAAGATGCTTGGCTTGCGTATAGGTATCAATACCAGACTACGAAGCTGGACGTCGAGGACGCCATCAAGTTTGTCCATAGACATATGGACTTAGGGACCCTGGATCGGATGATCGTTGGCAAGGGAACCTATGGTATGGACTACCAAGGTTGTCATGTCACCTGCCGCTGTTCCGTAGAAGTCACGCCAAAAGAGACCAATTGGCTATCCAGAATATGGCGGGCCTTAGACCAACATGGCCTAACCCCGGACTTCTACGTACTATGGGATATGGTTCCGTACTCCTTCATGGTGGACTGGTTCCTACCCATCAGCGACATCGCAGGCGTTTGGGATGCCAACGCCATGTACTTCTCTGGGGAGTACTATACGTTGTCGAATATTTGTTATTCGATAACGTATGTCAGAGAACTTGACAGGGGCGATGGTAACATCGATCATGTCAAGTGTTACACTAGGTGGGCTGGGTCGGTCCCATCTAGCTTAAACTCCTTCTATTGGTTTCAGTCACCGACAGCATCTTCGAAGACGGTTGGTCGCCGGATTCTTGATGCAGCATCTATTTTCATCCGTTAGGGATGGAAGAAAGGAGGGCCCATCATGGCCAAGACTTCCTCTTTTGGCTATCAGAATGCTGATGCCAGTACGCAGACTGTGGCGCTGAAATCGCTGCATCTGACTTCCAACTATGCTCTCACGGCAGAAGACGCAAATAATGCGGTCCTGTCGAATCGGACTGCTCCGATCGACGCCGAAGAGCTTGTTACCTTCCGGACGCGTAATATCGCTTCCGTCAATACGGATCTGAACATTCAGAATCCGTCGAAGGTTAAATCTGGTATCCAGTACCAGGTCCAGTTGGAGGACACCCTCGTAACTACCGACACCGATGACGCAAGCTTCCGCGTCGATGAGCCGGTGGTTGCCCTGCTTACCATCCGTCATCCCCGCTCCGGCAACATTACCGAAGCACACATTGGGGAGATCTTCGTCAGGCTTATCAGCAGCTTGATGAAAGAGGATGGAAGCTGGCGCTTCGCTGACCTCATGAGAGGTGCGGAGCGACCGATTGCTGATTAATATATATACATATATATCATTGGGAGGTGCCGATCATGGCAAAATCTATTAGAGCGAATCTACAGCTCGCCTCGATCAAGGACGTCGAAGACATTTGTGCTATCGACGCGAAAGAGGTATCATCCAAACCTGACAAGTACGTCAAGGTTAACCTGCTTGGATATTACATCTTAATCAACACTTGGTTGATGATGATCCGGCAGTGGTCCGAGTACGGTTGGATTTCCGTTTTAGGTCGAATGGCCAAATTTGGCTTGTTCGATGTGATCCGGAACTTCGATGCTGCGGCCCAACAGTTCATCTGTGGTGAGGAGATCGAATTCAGCATTGCGCGTACTCTATGGAATGATGTCAAGAGACGGGGACACATTGAAGGCGTCCCAACCCTTGACACGCGCGAGTTTCACTCCAACCCGGATGCGGCGTTCTTAATCCTAATGCGGTATGGAAAGCGGTTCTCTCCGCTTTCTGCTGATAAGCTCCGTGAACAGAGTATCTCGGAGTTTATTGCTTTGCAAAAGGATCTTAAGTTCGCTCAGCGCTCGTTTGACTTAGGCTTTATTCGGCCTTATGTCAGAGAGGCTTGTGCCAGTTTGGTTAACTGGGACAAGCTTTGTGATGAACTCGATAGCTTTGATTTAAGCGATCTCGTGTTCACCCCGGGCGTGAGTTTTGATACGAGTGCTGACCTTGTATCAAAACTTCGTTCTGTAGCTAAGGAGAGGGTGGAGTATTTCCCGACTCCCTTCGGCATTCCCCTCGTCTCCCACGTGGGTAGCTCTGAGCCAGAGTATTGGGGCAAGCATAATCAATGCGAGCGCCATACTGTCAGGCTGTCAGCTGTGCCGAAGAACTACAAGAAGGCGCGTATAATTGCCCCTGAAGAGGTCATCCGTCAGGCTACCGCCAGACGGTATTTCCAAATCATGGATCGTTATACGCCGAGTCTGATTCATCTCCATGATCAGACTGTCAACCAAACGCTCGCCAAGGCTGGCTCAGTAGATGGAAGCTTAGCTACCATCGATCTGTCGTCAGCGTCGGATCGGATTACGTGGAGCTTACTCCGCGAAATCCTCCCGGCTCGGTTCTGCGACATCCTTGAGAGGGTTCTACCCACACACTTTGTACAGGATACAAGTGTTAGGATGTTGTACAGCGCCGCTACCATGGGTAACTCTGTTACCTTTTGGTTGGAGAGCGTAGTATTCGCTGGCATTAGTAAGGCTGGGACTGAGTTTGCTGCTCGGTTCCTCGACCTCACGTGTAATACCGTCTCTATCTATGGAGATGATATTATCGTGCCGACGAATGCGGCCCAGACGGTAATTGAGTTCCTCGAGAAGTGTGGTTTTGTCGTTAACACCGACAAGTCCTTCTTCAATAGTGAGGGCAGATATTACCGCGAGAGCTGTGGGGAGGAATACTGGGATGGCACTTGTGTTTCATCTCTGTATTTCCCGAGGTTTCCGATTGAAGGCACGTTTGGAAATTTTTCCACGCGTGCACGTCGGGACGGCTTCACAGGGGCACGGTTTACTTCGCTTGATAGTGTTGTAGACCTACAGCATAAGATGTACGTTACCTGCGTACCTGCTGGCATGCTCCTTGCCGACCTCATCCGCGAAGCGGATCCCAAGATTACTTCTTCAACGCCAGACGAAGGATTCGCTGATCTCTACGATTACGAATCCCAGCCTGTGGTAATGCCCGCACCCGCTGGACGGTGGGTAGACGGGAAGTTGAAGAAAGTGGTCATCGAGGGACAACTCAGATACGGGCACTCAGCCTCGGTCTGGATTGCCTCACGTAACGTGGTTGCCAAGCCTGAGGATCGGCTACTGGTAGATCTCTATAACTATCAGCAGTTTCTCAAGTTCGGACCTCGTTATGAAAGTGCCTTGGATGAACTCCTTGGCATCTCGTCCCCTCCCATTTCTTATGCGGAGGCGAGCCTCGATGGCTCGATCACTCGCGTGCTGATCAAGTAAGCGAGTGAGCTTAACCGTCTGCGATAGTGCAGACGCCCGACAGTCGGGGGTAGTGGGTGAGAACGGTAAGAAAGGATTCTACTGGTGTAGTGGATAATAAATCCTCCTTTAGGGGATAATAAATCCTCCTTTAGTAGTGGATAATAAATCCTCCTTTCCTTATTCCTTAACGCAGGGGCTCTTCTCACC